GACACGGCGGGCAAGCCCGCCTACTACTCGCTGTGGGGCGGGGAGATGTACCTGTGGCCGTACGTGCGCGCCGAGGACACCTACGACATCATCCTGCGCGGCTACCGCCAGCCGGTGTGGAGCGACGCGGCCTCGACCGTCCCCGACCTGGACCCCCGGCTGCACGTCGTGCTGGCCTACTACGCCCTCGCCCTGGCTTACGCCAAGGAGGAGGACGAGGTGATGGAGGGGATCTATATGGCCCGCTGGCAGCGCGACACCGCGCAGGCCGTGAAGATGATCACCGAGCCGAATCACAGTCGTCCGATGGTGATGCACGGTGGCTCTCCGGTCGGTGGCTGGTCGCGGTACACGGTGACCGTGCCGCCGGGGGCGTGATGACCGGCAACCGCCTGCAGCCAGAGAACCTCACCGACTTCACCGGTGGACTGAACTACTCGACCGACCAGTTCAGCCTGGCCGACAACGAGTCGCCGGACATGGTCAACATCGACCTCGACCCGCGCAGTGGCTTCTCCACCCGGCGGGGATGGCGGCGGCGCAACCCGGCGGAGATCGCTGCGGTCACGCCGTGGCAGCCGCGCAACGCCGTCGTGCACACCGTGTCGACCGGTGAGCAGACGATCTTCGTGGTCAACGACGAGGTGGTCTACGAGGCGCCCGAGTCGGGGGTGTTCCACCCACTGGTCGGCCCGGTTGCCCAGGGCACGCCGCATGGTGCCGACTTCGTGTCGTGGGGCGAGGACGTCTACTTCACCTGCGGCATGGGTCAGGCGGCGTACCGCCGGTCGGTCGACGGTGGCCTGCTGGCGATGACGTCCGACGTGTGGTCCGAGGTCGACGCACCGACGATCAACACCATGCCGCGCGCCGGGCTGTGCGAAGCCCACGCGGGCTACATGTTCACCGCCCGCATCCGTGAAGGCTCGGTCTCGTACAACACCCGCATCCGCTGGTCGCACCCCAACCGCCCCGACTCGTGGCGCGAAGACGACTTCCTCGACATCGACGCCTACGGCGGCAAGATCACCGCGATCATCTCGTTCCGCGATCACCTGTTGATCTTCAAGACGACGAGCATGTGGGCGCTCTACGGCTACGGCGATGACTCGTGGCAGCTGTCGTTGGTCTCCTCGTCGATCGGCTGCCCAGCGATCACCGCCGTGACCAAGTCGGAGACCGCGGTGTTCTTCTTCTCGGCGTCGAACAAGAACGGCATCTACGCCTACAGCGGGGGCGAGCCCACGTACATCTCCGAGAAGCTGCGCCCGGCGATGTCGCAGATCACCGCGTTCACCAACGTGTTCGTCTCCTGGGCCAACCGCAAGCTGTACGTCGCCGTGCCGTGGAAGCCGATCTTCGCCCAACCCGAACCAGCGTCACTGTTCATCTTCGACCCCGACATCGGCCAAGGCGCGTGGACGATGTACTCCTCGCCGTACGGCGCAGTGGCCTCGGTCGTCGATGGCAGCGACATCAACTCGAAGTTCCCCCTCGCGGCCTTCTGGTCGACACACACGGCGGCGATGCTGATCCTCGATTCGATCGACGATGCCTACGACGAAATCCTCACGTCCGGCGGACAGCCGACCCGCCAAGACTTCCCCGCCTACTACCGCACCCGGTGGATGCATGGTGGCTGGCCGGATGTGCGCAAGTCGTGGCGTCGGCCGATGTTCATCTGTCGACGTGTGCCGCGCCAGGTCGATCTGCTTGTCGAGCAGTTCCGTGACTACGACGAGACGACGATCCGGCGCACCGGCCTGGTGCCCGGCGACACCTTCGAAGGCAACGTTTGGACGGCGAACGGCGCGACTGATCCTGGTGGCGTGGACTGGGGCGAGGCGGGAGCGACCTGGGGTGCCCAGCTGCAGGGTGCGTCGTTGATCCGCGGCGGGCCGATGGGCCACGCCGCCGCCCTGCAGCTGCGCGTCACGCCCGCAGCGAGCACTCCGCTGCGCAAGTGGGGCGTGGACGGCGTGGTCATCAAGTTCAATGTGCAACGGTTCAGGACGTAACGTGTACGCCTTCTGTTATCATCACGCGATGGAGAAGACCTGTCGTACCTGTGGTGCCGTCAAGCCGTACAGCGAGTTCTACCGACAGAAGCGCCGGTCCGAGACGCAGGCGTCAGGGTGGTCGGGGGCGTGCCGCGAGTGCGCCAAGAAGCGGATGAATGAACGCCTTCATGCCTTCACTCCGGAGCAGCGCCAGGCGCGCAATGCGCCGATCCGGTTCTACAAGTACGGGATCACGCCGAAGGATGCCGAGCGGATGTTCGCAGAGCAGGGTGGCGTCTGTGCGATCTGTGGCGAGCGAGCCGCCGCCCGGCTGAAGCCAGGACTGAAGACCCCGATCGCCGTGGACGGCCTCACCGTCGATCACTGCCATGCCTCCGGCGTGGTGCGCGGACTGCTGTGCAAGCCGTGCAACATCGCTGTCGGGTGCATGAAGGACAACGCCGAATGGATTCGCAAGATGGCTGACTACATCGAAACCCGCACCCCCGTGATGAAAGTGTAGGCCGAACACTATGAGCAAGATCGCGCTGCCGTACACGATCATCAACGGCGACCCCGTTGACGCTGGACCGGTCGAGTCGAACTACCAGGCGATCGAGTCGCACGCCAACCAAGAGTTGATCGAGCGCGGTGGCACGGTGGCAATGACCGCGCAGCTGAAGCTGGTCGGCAACCCGGTTGCTGCGCTCGATGCTGCACCCAAGCAGTACGTCGACACGATGATCCCGATCGGCGGCATCCTGCTGTTCGCCGGGGCTGTCGCTCCGGTTGGTGGGACGTGGCTGCTGTGCGACGGCACCGAGTACCAGCAAGCCACCTACCCCGAGTTGGCGCAGGTCATCGGGGCGGCCAACGGCAGGTTCAACGTCCCCGCGCTGCTCGACCGCTTCCCCGTCGGTGGTGGTGGCGCCTACGCCCACAAGTCGATCGGTGGTCGCTCCGATGCCATCGTTCCGTTGCACAACCACGACATCAGCCACACTCATGCAGCGAACAGCACCGGCACCGTCAGCAACGATCACACCCACGCAGTCAACATCACCTCCGGTGCGGCCGATCGTCCCCTGGGAACGAGCAGCAACGGCGACCACCAGCACGCCGTGCCGGTCGGCGGGTCGCGCGGGTTCATCGTCGACGGTGTCTCCGGCACCGAGGCGGAGATCCAGATCGGTGGCAGCGGCTACTCGATCACGCCGTTCGACAGCATCGCCGGGGCGCACACCCACTCGGTGACCGACCACCTCCACGGAGTCAACGGCAACACCGGCGGCATCTCCGCCAACCACACCCACACGTCGCAGACACCGACGTTCAACGGTCCTTCGGCCAACGCTGGCGTCGACCCGGCGCTCGGCAACCTGCCGCCGTACTACGCCCTCGCGTTCATCATCAGGGCTCGGTAGCCATGGCGCTGACCGACTACGGCTACGGGGTCGACACCGGCGCGTATCAGCGTCAGGCCAACGACCTCCAGTACCGGTTCAACACCGACCAGGCGTCGAACGCCTACGGCCGCTTCCTGTCCCAGCAGCGCGGCGAGCGCGGCCTGGGCGACATGACCCAGCAGTTCAATCGGCAACTGCCCAACGCCTACGCGCAGTACAACCAGCGCGGCCTGTCGGGGGCGGGGATCAGGTCAGGGACGCAGCACCGGGCGATGGGCAACTACCTCGGTGACTACACCCAGAACTACGCCCGCGGTCAGCAGGACTTGGCCCAAGGGCTGCAGCAATACGATCTGACGGGGATGCAGCAGCAGGCGGACTATCGCACCCAGCTGTCGTCGCTGGAGACGCAGAAGCAGCGTGACATCGCCAACGCTGCGCTCGGCATCTCGATGCTCAGGCCCTACTTCGGGTCGGCCTAGGAGGAACCATGCCTACGAGTGGGAGCGCTTACGGCGACCCTTGGGATACGCCATACGTCCGTGACTTCGTCGCGACGTCCCAGAGCAAGGACCCCGGCAGCTGGTGGGCGCCGAACACGAAGTTCCAGCAGGCCGACCAGTGGCAGATCTACAAGAACGTCAACCCGACGAGCGGGACCAACAACAACCCGGTCAACCCGATCGCTCCGCGCAGCGGTGGTGGCGGCGGCGGCGGCGGTCGTGGCGGCGGCGGTGGTGGAGGTGGTGGTGCGGCTGGCCTGGATCAGGGCCAGCTGGATTGGTACGCGTCGATGCTGCGCAACGCCAAGCCGTACGACAACCAGTTCAACCCGCTGACGATGCCGCAGTGGAACGACGTCAACATCTCCCCGTTCGACAACAGCCAGTACGACATGCTGCGCAACTCGCTGGGCCAGGCCGTGTCGTCGGACCGGGCCACGGCTGGCGGGGCCTACGACAGCCTGAACAACTACCTGCAGTCGAACTACCAGAACCCGTACTCCAACGCGACCTACGCCACGAGCCAGAACGTCCCCGGCCAGACACAGCTGGCGATGCAGCGGATGCTCCAGGCCCAGGGTCAGAGTCCGCAGATGGCCAACGAGAGCTACCGCCAAGGCCAGACGGGCGACCAGGCGTTCGGCAACCTGCTGGCCCTGCTCGGGACCAACGAGGACACCGCCCAACGCAACCGGCTCGGCGCAGTGGAGACCGACCGCAACTGGACCAACAACATGCTGAACATGGCCCAGCTGCAAGGTCAGACGGGGATCGGGTTGCAGGAAGGTCAGGCCAAGCAGGCATGGCAGGGACGAGCCGACGACCGCGCCTTGCTCAATGCTCAGACCCGCTACCAGGGTGACACCCAGGGGGCGCTGGCCAACTGGCAGCGCCAGAACGAGGTCGGTGACACGAACAACGCGCAGAAGACGGCGTACTACAACAACGTCCTGTCGCAGCTGACC